CGAATCCTGAGTTCATTATTAAAAATGTTGATTATATTATTCCCACCTACGGTTAAAAGATAGGTCTTTATGACCGATCTTAAGACCGAGTGGAATTAGACTAATATGAACCATCCTAATAATTTCTCGCATAATCCGTAATTAAAGATTACATGTATGATCTGATGAACAAGATTAGTTCCAAAATCCAAACTATCGAAGAAATCTAACGTGTTTTGCACATAGATGACTTGGAGAATTGGACTATTGAAGCATATTATGAGTCGAAAGATTCTTACTAATCAATTGTTCCAGTACTATACGATCCGCTTTTACCATAGAACTAATAATAATTTATGCCACAGTTATCTCGGCGCCCAATCTCTAAATCCAAAAGGATTTTTAAACCTTAGCGAGTAACAGGTCTCTAACCTGAAGCTCCTCCCGTCCTGTCTTAACCAGTTCTACAAAAACCAGATAGATAAAAGAACAATTCAAAAGGTGTTATCACCTATATGAACAATTTCCCCCAACTATACTAGTTCGATCAAAGTCTCAAACGAGACCTGCTTAAGTTCCGACGACGCACGGTTGCCTTTAAAATTAACCAAATTAAGTATCTGTAGAGTATAACTCCGGAACAGGTTAATTTTTAATTGGATATGATATCCAATCTTCGTTCTGTTTATTCTTGTATGTCTGATTTTTAGGCTGTTGAATTAGTTGGTGATTAATGTCTCTTTAATAGAGAGATGATATCCCTAATGAATTTGGCAGATCTAGAATCTAGGCTCCTCTCTTAAGAGGAAAAACCATTGATTCATGACTAACAAAAATCGAACAAAACTAGGCAGAACCCCGCTAACGGTTCATAAAATTCAAGAAGATTTGGCAAGAACAGATCAACCCGCGCAACCCAGGGCGCGCCGAAGACTCAGAGGTCACAAACGAGAGGGAGAATCCCCCGTGGCTTGTAGCTGAGTAGGTCGATAGAATCGTCTGGTGATTTAACCAGATGGAGAATGGCGCTGTCTGATCCTTTCAATCCCAAAGTAACAGGTGTAAAAATTCCTGATCCCTATTCATATCCAACCTCTGCTTTTAAAACAGAAGGATATTTCACAGTATCCTCAGATACCACAGGTATGGCTTCAGTGCTTTTAATAGCACATCCGTATCTATCTATGGTAAATATGAATACAGGGTCAACAATTACTACCTCAATGAGTAGGTATAGTCCTTCTAACACATGTTACTCTGCGGCACCCCGCGCTGTATTGGGTGACAAGTTAAGCAATTTCCGGCTTGTGGCAGTGGGTTATGAGATTCGTAATCTCCTCAACCAGACTGCATGCACAGGACGTCTTATCGGTGCAAAGGTACCCGCTCTGAATAATATTCCAGGTCCAGATTTCCTTTCCAACACCGCAAACTCCGCCGTCTACAATTATCGCATAAGCGATCTTGTTGTTGCGATTGATCCCGGGGCCACTACCAGTGGACTCCCCTCTTCAATATTAACCCTTCC